ATGAAAATCCCTTTAAAAGCACAAATCTTCGATTCGAATATAGTTATATCGGATAAAGATCGTGAAAGACTAGAACCGCATTTGTCGGGCTGGAATCATTTACACGAAGTATTCTTACTTGGTATAAATGTCCCTGATCTTAAACGATTAATTATACTTGAATTACTAACCAAGAACAGAGCTAATATCCTCAACAGGCTATTAGCTCGCCTTGCTAAAGTTGAAAAAAAAGAACTTAAAAACAAAATATCTTCATGGCTACAAAGCTCGAAAGTTCCTTAGAACGCCAAGTTGTACTTTACTGTAAAGCTAATAATGTCTTGTGTTATAAATTTGTATCCCCCAACAAACGTGGCGTACCTGATAGGCTACTTATTGGGCCATATGGAGAGATTTACTTTTTAGAATTGAAACGCGAAAAAGAAATGCCTACACCACTTCAATGGAGAGAAATTGGTATTTTAAATAAGCACTGCGTTAGAGCTGGTTATGTAGATAATTTCGAAGATGCAAAAACAATAATCAATACGCTTCGTGCATTGTAAACTTGAAAACTACCAAATTCAAATGCGAGATTTCCTCCTTGCGAATAGCAGGGCAGGAGCCTTTGTCTCCCCCGGCATGGGAAAAACGGCAGCAACGCTATCAGCTATTAAAAGCCTCATTGCAGAGGGTTTCAAAGGTGCATTGGTCGTTGCGCCGCTTCGGGTAGCCACATATACATGGCCTAATGAAATATCCAAATGGGATGATTTCAAATGGTTAAAGTTTGAGGTATTACGCGGGCAAGAACCAAGTGGTAATTCTCAAATCTATATTACTAATTATGAGCAGTTGCCTAATTTAAAGAATTTAAACTTTTGTGACTTAGTTGTATTCGATGAAATTACAAGAGCCAAGAATCACAAGAGCCAAAGAATCAAAGCGGTTGAGAAACTATTTAAGAACCACTGGCGGTGGGGGCTTACTGGAACTCCAAGACCTAATTCGCTACTTGAATTATTCGCGCAAATAAAATTGCTTGATGGCGGTCAGCGTTTAGGCAAGTCTTTTACGCAATTCAAGCAGACTTACTTTTATCCTACCGATTATATGGGGTATAATTGGGAGCCTAAAAAAGATTCAGAAGAAAAAATATATGCCAAAATCAAAGACCTCACTATCACCCTTCGGTCAAGTGATTATCTCGACCTACCTGAAACCTTCATCGAAGATATTGAAATCGGACTCCCGATTCCAGCTAGGAAGTTATATACTGAACTTGAGCGCAAGTTGCTCGTGTGCTTACGACAAGGAGAAATTGTCGCATCCAACGCAGCAGTCCTTGCAAACAAGTTACTTCAAATCACTGGAGGAGCTTCTTATTCAGAAGATCGAAGCGTACTTGAAATCCATGAAGGGAAGATTGAAGCCCTCAAAAGACTTTTACATAAATTGGGCAACACCCGAGTCATTATCGCAGCCAATTATATTCACGAAAGAGAAAGAATCTGCAAAGCGGTTCAAAGGTGTGTCGCAAGTAGCACCATTAAAGGTAATATCGAAGAAATTTGGAACAAAGGCGAAATCCAGTATCTTGTCGCAGACCCGCGCAGCCTTGGACATGGCCTCAATCTACAACAAGGTGGGAGTACAGTGGTCTGGTTCTCGCCAACATGGTCAAGAGAACTCTACGACCAGTTCAATGCGCGAGTCGCTCGCAAAGGACAAAAAGAAATCACTACGATTTACCGCATCATCTGTAAAGATACAATCGATGAAGCGGTCATCGAAACGCTCCGCGAAAGGGGTTTAGGACAAAGTGCAATGTTAAACGTATTATCAAACTTAAAAAAAGCTCATGGTATCTGAAATTTTATTAGCCGCGTTGATTGCCGTTGAATCTGGTGGAGATATTAATGCCGTAGGAGACCACGGTAAAGCCGTAGGTATTCTACAAATACATACTGAAGTCGTTAAAGACTGTAATACTATCTTAAAAGAGAAACGCTTTAAGTTTTCAGATCGTAAAGATCGTATAAATTCAAAATTGATGTGTTCTGTTTATTTGGAACACTATTGCAGCGAATCAAGACTTGGTAGAAAAGCTACATTTAAAGACTATGCCTTATGCTGGCATTATGGCCCAATGGGGCCATGGATGAAGGATAAAGACGGCTATTGGGATAAAGTAATACCAGAGCTTATTAAGCGAATAGACAAAACGAATTTAGCTGAAGTTACGCAATGTAATTAGTCTTAAGGCTAGTTAAGACGCTATAGATAGCGTTTAATCTTTTAAACGATACCAAACACGGCGTTTAAGCTTATTGCATTGTAAAACGTGTCCCTCAAATACCTCTATCTTTTTAAGACCTTTAAGTTTTTCTATGTATTTATAGGTTCGGTGTGCTCCAATATTTAATTCAAGCTTTAACTCTGGAAAAGTGACCCAGCCCTCACCTTTAGGTAATGTCTCTTGAGAAGCCAGTTCCTTTTCAAGTAAAGCCGCCCACCTAGAAAGCTCAATACGTTTTGATCTCTGTCGCGACACGGTATTTGCCTCCTATTGACCTAGCTTGAAAGATTTGAAATTCATCATTGGGATATACTTCACCGAACGCCCACCCATGACTCCACATAAGGCTACCTAACTTAGCATTGGAATAGGGCATATCGAGCTTGCATAGGCAGCCTATTGCACGGCCTTCCCTTGGCTCTATAGACCTTACAGACACGACAGCTATGTTATGGGTATGCCCATGGATAATATTCGACTGGTAAGAGTTTATATGCGTTGCCGTGGCATTAGGGCCAGTTGCAAAGCCGTGTATGACTTTTAAATGCCCTATACGATAAAAGCCTTCTCTCACTGTATAAGGAACTAACTTGGCGTTCCAGCGTTTGCAGTATTGATTAATTTTGGCTATGCCGTCTATGCAATAGTCTTTTATTAATCCTTCTGTAGATTCAGCTAGATGCCAAAGTCTTACGTCATGGTTGCCAAGCATAAGAACATTTTCTTTGCCACCTTTAAAAAAATCAGTGGCAAATTTTATTCCTGCTTCCCAATCATCGACCAAAGAGTCGGCTTTCTCGGAATCACTCGCTCCCTTGCGTAGATTGCGGAAGTCCCATAGGTCGCCCGCGATCACGCGTATTTCAGGATTATAATCTTTAGCAAAAGCAAGTAGAGCTTTAACAGCTACAGGGTCTTGCATATCCCCATGAATATCACTGCATACAATGAATCTTCTGGGTTTCACAAATTATTTACCGAAACTTATGTGTATACCAGCTTCGATAGCCCAACCGATAATAATTGCTACTCCTGATACACAAGCAGCCCAACCAATAACTCTATTTTGATAGTTTTCTAATTTATTAACTCTACCATTTGTGAGTTTAGTTTGATCTTTGATCTCTTTAAGATCTTCATCTTGGTTAGTAAGACGCTGATCAATTCTAGCAAACCAGCTATCTATTGAGTTTGGATCTACTTGCATAGGTGTTAAGGTTTAAATGCCCTGCGCTTCATCTCCGACATTTGCACCATAAATACCATTGCTTGCTTGGTCATTGTATAAGTGCCATCGCCGTTAAACGTAAGTCCGAAATCCTTTATGAGCGCGGGCGTAAATATAGGACTTCCATCACTTTGTTTTGCATCACCGTAAACGGCTATGAGGGCATTATACCTATCACGAAAATGAGTTGTTATTTTAAAGCCGTCCATGGTAGCGGATATAATTCCAGAATTTTGTACGTTACCATCGAAGCTTGCATTATTAGAATTAACAGGAGAGGGGATAATAGTCGTACAAGCCGAAAAACTAAGCGTGAGAAGTATAATTAAGTATTTCATTCAGCAACGTCTTCACGAAGTTTAGTGATGTCGGGGTTATTAACATCATTTATAGCTTTAGTTTTATCAGCTTGTACGATTTTAGCATCTGCGTTTGATTGCATTTCCGGTGTATTGTTTAGTGATTGCTTTTGTTTAGAAAAATCAAAGAAACCAGCAATGGCACTAAATAAACTGGAAATAAAATCAAACATTAGGCTTTAGGTTGAGAGTTTTGCCAAAGCGTTACTCCGTTTTGTAATCCCGAAGCAAAAGCATTTAATAATACTACTACATTAGGGTCAGTAGCAGATGCTGTTTTAGCACCATAATTAGCTTGGTACCAAGTTACTCCATCAAGTAAAACTGCACTAAGCATGGAACAAGCTTCAGATGATAAACCATTCTTTTCACCGATTAAAGTAATGGTATTACTAATACTTGTTGCATCTAAAGTACCCGTAGCAAATGCAGCTGGTATAGCTGAAGAAACTGCACTAACAACAGGAGCATACTTTGGGTTCTTATTAAGAACTAAAGGTACACCCGATTGAGCTAATTGAGTAATAAAAGGAGCAATAGCATTTACGTTTGCCGATGCAACAGGGGCTGGCGAACCAGCTGGGGTTGTTATGCAACCCGAGACACTAAGAGCTAGCAGGAGTGGTAGGATTAATCTTTTCATCGTTTATAACTGGTAAAGGATTGGATTTAAAATATGCCAAAGCCTCAAGCATGCAAGCTCCAGCAAAGATTGTTATTACTTCATGCTCTGTTGGAGCTGGTACATCTTTCATAACTGCAGCTCCTGCTGATTGTCCGAATGCAGCATAGAGGGCAGCAATACCAGCGTTCCAGCATGAGGCTATTAAACCATAGCCATAGTGTTCTGCGTATTGTTTCCAGTTTTTCATCATTGTGAATTATTAGTTGTTATGGAAAGGTTATTAGTCGTTACAGCTGGTAAGGCAACATTGTTAGTTGTAGTTACGAGTGGCGTAATATCCACTGTAGGCTGATTAGGTGCTAATACGCATGACACAGCCGTAGGATAGACAGATTTAACACACGCTGGATAGGTAGCTGCCACTTCTGGCGTAGCTACAAATATCTCTAGCACGTTGCCTTGAGCATCCAGTAACTCGTAATTAGATGGAGCCTGTGTGGCTGCACCAAAAGCTATTAAGGGAATAAAGAATAATAGTTTTTTCATATTATCTGCCGTTTACATAAAGATTAAGAACTTCCGTAGCTGTTAAAGCTCTATTAAATATACGCACACTGTTAATGTAAGCATCTGGCCTGTTGTAATTATCGTAACCAATGTAGATAGGACAAGCTGTTGTGTTAATACCGCTTCCGCTGGTTGTACCAATTTGCGTACCATCTAAATAAAGTTTTAATGTGCTACCATCAAATGTTACTCCTAAGAAATGCCAGTTTGTATCAGGAGTAACTCCAGATTCTATATCGTAATTAAATCCCCAAAAAGACCATTGTGAAACTCCGCCAACCATACCGCCTATAGTAAATTCATGTCCATTTGACACAACAGTACCAGTGGAAATTATGCCAGAGGCGTCTGCCTGTGGAACAGTATTACATTTAACCCAACAAAACATACTGCGAGCATTAGATCCGCTAAATGGTGAATTAGATGTGCTGCCAAAATATCCTGTAGTGCTATTAAATAAAGGTGTAGTATAACCAAACGGATTGCTTACTGAACTATACGATAAAGAACCTGTAACAGATCCATTATAACTACCCATAAAATCGGTAGTGTTGCCGTTTAATGTATAATAAGCTATTTGAGAAGAATCAGAAAATGGATTAGTTTGGCTGAAAGTTGATATAGCACCATTTATTGTAAATGTACCAGAACTAGTAAACTTATAAACAAAATTTGATCCATTTGCAACGTAGGTAACAGTACCAGTAACTGTAACGGCGTATGTGTTAGGTAAAGAAATAATTACCACTCCGCTACCGCCTGTGCCTCCTGCTGCTGAATATGTTGAAGCACCACCTCCGCCTCCAAGGCCGTTTGTTCCATTTCCGCCAGTAGTGCCTTGGCCTCCTCCGCCTGTTCCACCACCGCCAGAGCCTGCCGTTCCACCAGTTCCATTATAATCTGATCCACCACCACCACCTGCATAATAAACAGAAGAACCTGTAATAGAATTTGCTAATCCATTTCCGCCAGATCCGCCATTGGTTGATGTTCCGTTTCCTCCTGCTGCTCCAGCT